TGAGGCGTGTGGTCCAGTCTCGGTAGCGCATGCCTATTTCTCGTAGGTGAACGTCGGGGCGTCCTTCTTGGAGCCCCAGTAGATGGGCCATTCGGACATTTGGGCGATGGCGTAGAAGAACCGGTCACCCTGGTGCCTGGCCCGGTGGTTCTCGTCGGTGAAGCGCTCGGTGCCGGTGCGGCTCCACTCGGCCATCCGGTCAACGATCGGGACGGTGATCTTGTTGCCGTCCTCGCCATTGCCGGCGTAGGAAAAGGTGGCTGCGTCCATGCGGCCAGAAAACAGGATGTCGGCGGCGTAGTTGCCCTGCTCGTCGAACACCACAAACAGGAGCTTGCCGGACCGCCCGCGACAGCCGCGGATATTGGTTTCGGTGATGATGTAGCTGTCCAGGCCGGTGAGGGCCAGGTCGATCGACATGGGCGAGTTCGAGTTATCGCTCTCCTGCGACTGCCCGACCTCGCCGAACTGCCCTACCCCGAGGTACGTGATGCCGCCGATCACCAGGTCACCGGTGCCGGTGTGCGCGTAGACCGGGCCATCCTCGAAATCGAGCTGGCAGGCGTACACGCTCAAGAATTTGCCCGTGGCGATGATGTCGACCACGCTCTGGCTGAACGGGAATGTGGCGGGCATCAGAAGGCCTCCCTGAACTGGTAGCTGCCATTGGCCACGGCCTGGCGCACGGTCATGCTCCAGGTGTCCTGCGTCATGCGCATTTCGGAGTAAGGGTTTAAGTACTCAATCGCGGCGCCGACCGTCAGTGATCGGCGGATGCGTTTATTCACTTGCACCACCGCCTGCCCCTGAGCATTTGCCACCGCCGGCTTGATGACTTCGAACATCTCGCCGGCAATGGTCAGGTAGTCGCCGAACCCAAACATCAGAGCATTCGGCGTTGCTCCGCCCACCTGAATCGATCTCGACTGGGCTGGGCCACTGACGACCTTCAGCGCCCCAACGTTGTTCGCGCGGCGACGGGTGAAGGCTGGCAGGTTTACTGTGCCGAACATGCCATCCAGCTCGCCCAGAAATGAGGACAGCTGCCGCTCCTGCTTTCGCGTGAGGAGCCCGAACGTAATGGTGCACTGCCAATACGCCCCCGGCTGCCCAACAATCTGCTGGGCGTTCGAGAGCGTCGAGGTGAAGGCGCGGCTGTTGTTGACCAAGCCCCACGTCATTTCAGACGGGCGCAGCGATGCCGGCCATTGGATAGCCATGCTGTACTCCTTTTTGCTATCGGTTGCGGGCGATGAGCTGCCGCGCCGGGCCATTCATCTTGAGGTCGCGAAGGACTAGGTTGTAGCCGTCCTGAGCGCCTTTCTGTGCGGCCTGCTGGATGCGGGCCAGGGTTGCTTCGTCAGCACTGCCTTGGACCGTGATGTCCTGGTGAATCGCCGGCATCTGCCCCGAAGACGCATCAGGCTGGCTGCCGGCGTAGGACGACGCATTTGAAGCAATGCGCGGTGTCACGAATCCGCCCGAGGCATAGCCCCTGACATTGAGACCTTCGAGGTAGTTACGCATGCCAGGCTGAGCGACCACCTCCTTGCGGAGGACGAATTCGCCACCGTGCACCACGCCCTTCGGCTCAAACTTGCCGCCATCACCCGTGTAGCCGCCGCCCGAGAAGCCTGAAGAGGCGATCGTTTCGCTGTAGCCAGTCATGGTGCCCTGCCCCAACGCCTGACTTCCACCGGTCAGGAAACCGAATGCCGAGCCAAGGAAGCCTACCGCCGCCTGACGCACCTGGATGCGGATTAGGTCCTCGATCACCCTGTCAGCGAAGTCTTTGAACGAAAGCTTGCCAGTCTTCACGAACGTGACCACCGCGTCTTCCATGTTGCTGAAGGCATTGGTGAACAGGCTTCTGGTCTGCCCGGCAACGTTCTGCGCCTGCTCGAGGTAGGTGTTGAACGCCGCACGCGCGCCCAGCGACCAGTCCGACTGCTGCTCGTCGACCCGGAGGTAGTACTGCTCCTGCATGGCCAGTCGCTGATCCAGCGCATTTTGTAGGGCTGCATTTTCCTTCTGGTACAAGCTCTCGCTGATGCGCCCCTCGTTGCGCTGCTGCAGCAGGTTGTCCATTTGCTGCTGGTACTGCTGCTCGATGCTGAACCGCTCTTGCAGGCGCTGCTGGGCCTGATCGCCTAAACCTGCGCCGGCTAGGCTATTGCTGAGGCCTACCGACGATCGCTGCAGCTGACTGTTCAGGTTGGCTTCGAAGGCTGCAAGCTTCTGCGCTTCTTCGGTGGCCACCTTGCGCAGCTGCATCTCCCGCTCAAGGGCCGCGTTGCGCTTCAACTGCGCAGTGATCAGATCCTGATTTGCGAGGAGCGACTTCTGGTCGGCGGTCAGGACCTTCTTGTCCTTGATGTCGGCCAGTTGTTGCTCCCATTTCACGAGCGCCTGACCGGCCTCGCCTAGCTTCTGCACTTCACCCACTTGGGCGCCGATCAGGCCGTTCTGCTGCTGGAGCACCGAGTACTGCTGGCGAGCTTGGTCCAGAGCTTTGGTCCCCGCGTCTTCGCGGTAGACCGGCCCCTTCGGCCCTGGCTTGTCCTTGAACTGCTCGCGGGCAGCATCGCGCAATTGCTTCAGTTCTGCCTCGCTGTACACGCGACCACCGTCGCCGGCGGCTGACTTCTTGGCGAGCTCGTTGATTTCCTTCAGGCGGGCCGCCAGCTTGTCCTGGTTGCTTGCGGTCGTCCGCAATTGGCCGTTGAGCGTTTCCTGGGAAAGGATGGAATCGCGCTGCCGTTGGCGGTAATTTTCCTGGGCCTGGTCGATAGATTGCTGAGTCCTCAGCTGATCTCCCAAAGCTTTTACTCGACTTTCAAGGATTTCCCGCTCAGCTTTCAGCTCGGCGCTAGCGGCGACTATCTTGTTTTCGCCAGCGCGCTTTTCAAGTGTGGCTAGGCCTGACTGCGCTTCAGCCAACTGCTGAGCGATGCCTTCAGTTCGCCCGAAGTTAACTGCAGCGTCTCCAGCCGCCTTCGTTGCGCCCCAAACGCCGCGCCAGGCCTTCTCAATCCACCCAAGATTCTCAACGATTTCTTTCGATCTCGTGTCAATGGTCTGGGCATAGGTATCGGTCAGCAGCCTGGCTGCACCGACAGTATCGCCTTGGTCCTTGAGGGCCTGGATCTGAGCGTAAGTGCTTGCCGTTAGAAAATTATATTGGTCGTTCAGCTCACGGGCTGCCGCCACCGGATCCTTTCCAATCTTGACGAACTCTGCGATGGTTTCCTCTACGGCGCGACCTGTTGCATCTTTCATCTGCAAGGCAGCAGTTGTGACGACGCCGAAGCTTTCGCCAGCGATCTTTCCGTTGCTTGCCACCTGTGCAAGTGCATCCGCTGCTGCGCCGGTTGTGCCCACGGTAGTGCTGATCTGTCGCGCAAGGTCAGCCATCGCCCCGACATTGCTGCCTGCAGCGTTTCCGCTAAGCAATAGAGCCTTACGAAACTCGTCCGCTTCTTGCGAGCCTTTGTAGTAGGCAATGCCCAAGCCAGCTGCCGCCGCGCCTGCGACAGTGAATGGGTTGACCAAACCAACAGCGTAACCGCCCAGCGCTCGCATCGCTGGTCCGATCCCGCCGAACATATCTTTCAGCTGTCCGCCCTGCTGGAGAAGAACGGTAAACGGGTTCACCCCGCCTTGCAGGGAGACTACGATATCGGTGAACTGAGCAGGCACACCGCGCAGGGCCGCAGTATAGGCCTTAGTCGACATACCGGCCGCCTGCGCCTGTCTGGCGTACCTGTCCATGGACTGTTCTGCCGAGTGAGTGCTTGCCGCGAGGTCCTTGATGGACACGCCGGAGCTTTTTGCCTGGAGGCCAACGCTGCCTGTAGCGGCCTCAGCGCGCTCTCCTGCTTTCGTCAGTTTATCGAGATCGTCTGCAGCCGAGACTGCTTCACCGGACTCAACTTTGATGCCGAGAACGGCAATATCACCCTGGCTCATACGTTTCTCCAGACAATAAAAAACCCGCCGAAGCGGGTTGTTTTTTCTTACGAGGTCTAACCCTCGTCTTTGGCCTTACACAGGGCGCGGTCCAACGATGTTTCCCCCTCACCTTCGAGGGAGACGGTTTGGCCGCCACCATCTTTCCAGATCACGGTGTAACGCTTGAAGCCGACGTAGCCGCCCATGGCGTTCTTCGAGTTCACTTCGCCACACACCCAACCATCTTTCTTGCTCCGCTCATTCCTGAACTGCGCAGACGACGGGTCAGTGAGTTGCTCGGCAACCGCCTCGCGCGCCCGGTCGATATCGCTCTTCCCGCACCCTGCCAGGACCATCCCGGCCAGCGCCACCAATGCCAAACGCTTCATGCGCGCCCTCCTTGTTGATGAGGGCAATCTACCACCGTCGGCAGGAAGCGCCAAAACCCCGCGTTTGCGGGGTTCGAATGAAGGCGGGGCTACAGAGCTGATCTGCGAGAAAGCGCCATCGCACGCGATTTGAGGTTGGCCAGGCCGGCCTCCATGAAGCGGAACATGTCCATATGCGATACAGGGATGTCACCAGGGGTTGCTACCATCCCAGCCATCAGCTCATGCTGGGACATGACGTAGGCATCGTCGGGGACCTCTTCGATGCTCTGCTCGCCTTTGTGGTCGAACGAGACCAGATAGCGCTTCTGTGGAGCTCCGACGATCTGGACCTGATCACGCTTAGGCAGGAGCTCGCCTTCAAAAACGTAGGCCGCGACGAAGTTGCAGGCGTTTGGCAACTCCTCAGCCGGGATAAGGGCGGTTTTCTGGACGTTGAACCGGGTGCGAAGGCGACTCTTCATCGTGTGTTTGAAGCTTCGACGAAGCGCGACAGGCAGAGCAGCTGCCTTCTGGTCGATAACGCGATCCAGAACCACTTCACCGCTGCTGCCGATAACCGCGCCGACAAGGTCACCTACCAGAACATCCGACTTGAAGATCAGCTGTTCAGCCATGGCGTTGAAGGCGTGAATGTAGCCTTCTTTGATGGCTGCGGCCTTGGCGCCGGTGAATCCCATCACCAGGAACACGAAGCCATCCTTGGTCATTTCAACGGCTTCGTATTGGTTGCCTCGGTGCTCGAATTGAACCCGCGAAAAGTTGCGGGTTAAAAATTGAGCAGAGCACTCGAGCGCATCCAGCTTCTGCATCACATGGTGATGCTGCTTCCCGAAAGCATTTGCGACTTGCTGGCTTGTGGTGAAGGCTCGGCCGTCCCGAGCCTCCACGAATTTGCGCATGTCAACCACTATGCTATTATCGCCCATGACGTTGTTTTCCTGATCGATGACTGCGTTGATCTCCGAAGCCTCAGTGTTCCC